TTACAATTAATTCATCTAGCGTTAGGGGATGAATGGCATTTCCCACAAGCTCATCTAATGACAGCAAAAGAAGTTAATAAAAAAATTGACTCAGAAAAATCACTAGCAAAACTTTTTGGGGGTAATTAATATTATCCTCTTTTTACTTATTAAAAAATATATTTAAATTTTGTTTATTTAATATATTTTTATTATATTTGATGAATCATTTGAAAACAATTAAAACAATAGACATGAAAAATTTAAAACCCATAATAGAGATTATAAACATTGATGGTAAGGTTATTTGGAGTAATAAATCAAAAGAATCATTTGTTGATTTTGCAAAAGGAATCTATGAAGAAAATGAATGGACAATTGGTTCCAGAATACGAAATAAATCAAAATAAAAAAGAAAATAGATATGGGATACGGAACTGCATTTACAACCGAAATCTATTTGAATCGACAAATCTTTGAAAGTCGATATGAACTCGATGAAAAAATAAAAGAGATTGAGGGTTACATAGAATCTGCAAAACAAGAGTTAACTGCATTGGCGGTATCGACACCAAAAGATGTTATTGCGGAAAAAGATGAATCAGGTTATCCACAAAACCCAATAGATGAAGTTCTTAGAAAAACAAGAGAAACATTTGAATGGATGGAAGAAAATTACAGAGAATTAAATAAACTATATCAATTCCGACAGTATCTAGAAGAAACCCCAGATGTAGAACATGCTCTACATCGATGTAGAACTTAAACAATTTCAAGACATTTAAACCAAAACAAAGATGAGTACAACATTTGGAGTAAAAGTAAAAGATGATTATGTTGAAGTAGCATTTCGAAGCAATGGAATGAGGTTTATAAATAAATTAGCAGAACTGCTACCTAATGATACACCTGTAATTCCATTAGATAACACAGCACAGGGTGTTTACACAATAGGTGATGTTAAGAGAGAAATTGAAAACACAGACCCAAATGCTAAATATTGGAGAACTGTTCCAATAACAAACCAAAACAAAGATGAGTAAATTTAAGATTAAAGACAAGAGAACATTTGGTCAAAAAGTTAAAGACTTTGGTCAGATCATGTTGTTCTGGAGAGGAAGACGTAAAGGAATAGTACATACAAGGAACGTACAACTATCTGATATTCGTGCAGTATTCTTTCCTAAAAACTTTCAAGAGAAGTACCGATATCTAGGTTCAATGCCGTGGAAGGAGGAAGGAGACATTTTTGAAGCAATGTATCCACTAGTACTTGCTATGGATTACGAGGCTAAACCAAAATGGTGTCCAAGATGGTTTCTTAGATTTCTTCACTTGTTCGGTTCTGATAATTCTATTGTGAGAGTTCGTAATTGGAGACTTCATAACTTAGAAAAGAGGTTGACAAAAGGTATTATAATAATTGATTACAAAACCAAATGGACGCATTATGATTTAAGGATTAGTCTAAATGCTCCTCGTCATTTGAGTCGTCTTGCGGATGCAATTGAATATAAATTTTATGATACTGGTCGTCAGGATGAATTAGAAGAACAAATCAAAGCTATTGACCCAGATGCTACAATTGTAAGAGGAAGCGTTTCGAGATTAGAAAAACAATTAGAAGAATTAAACCAAAACAAAGATGAGTAATAATATAGAAAACCAATACCTAAAACTACTCAAAGACATTCTAGACAATGGAATAGAAAAACAAGATAGAACTGGTACTGGAACACTATCTGTATTTGGAAGACAGATCCGTCACAAGATGTCAAAAGGATTTCCTCTACTAACAACAAAGAAAATGTATTGGAAAGGAATTGTAACAGAATTGTTATGGTTCTTACGTGGCTCAACTCAAGGACAAGAACTAATTAAAGATAATTGTCACATCTGGGATGGTGATATGTATCGTGCCTACTTAGATGAATATAAAAAATATAAGGAAAAAGAATAACTTTTATATCCATCACCATATTTATATAAAAATAGGTTACGATGAAATATTTTTTATATGTTAAAACAAGTCCTAAAGGTTTAAAATACTTAGGTAAAACAACAAAAGACCCATACAAATATATGGGTAGTGGTAAGATATGGAAGAGGCATATTAAAAAACATAATTTAACTAAGGATGATATTATAACTGAAATATTATTAAAAACTGATGATGAAGGTAGGTTAATTGAAGAGGGGTTAATATATAGTGATAAGTTTAATGTGGTAGAATCTGATGAATGGGCTAATTTAAGGTCAGAAAATGGTGATGGTGGTGATACTTCTAAATTTATTGATTATAATAAACCTGGGTATAGAGACTCTAGGTCATCGAAACATTTAAATGAATGGTTAAAAAATGTTAGTGATGATGAAAGAAAAAGGATACTTAGAGAAAGAATATCAAAAGTTGATTTCGCTGAAAGGGATAGAAAGACAAAAGAAAATACTGATTGGGATTCTTGGAGGGAGTCAATTAAAAATAGGGTTATAAATTATAATGATTTTTTAGGTAAAGTACATGAAAATAATAAAAAACCAATATATCAATTAGATATGGATGATAATATAATTAATGAATATAAATCATCTAAGGATGCTGCTGAAATTTTATGTATTAATGTTGGTGGTATATGTAATTGTTTAAGGGGTAGAACTAAAAGTTCAGGTGGTTTTAAATGGAAATATAAATAAAGTAAAGTTTTATGAAATTTAATAAAGAAGATTTAAGTAGTAATGGTTCGCCATTATCAAAAGAAGAGTTCATCAACAAAATAAAGACAGATGATGAATTTGCTAAGAAGTGGGGTGATTTAGGCCCTATCTATGGTAAACAATGGAGAGATTGGGATGAAGGTATGCAAGATGATACTAACATAGACCAAATCGCAAACCTAATTAACGACCTTAAAACAAACCCAGACTCAAGACGACTAATGGTTTCAGCTTGGAATGTTGGTGAATTGGATAAGATGACACTTCCACCTTGTCATTATGGATTTCAAGTTTATACAAGAGAGTTAACTATAGAGGAAAGATCCCAACATTTCAGAGGTAATAAAGAAACCTACACGGAATCTAAATGGAGAGATGATATGGGTATATCAAAGGAAGAATATTTTAACCAAATAGGCGTTCCAACCAGAGCAATCTCTTTAATGTGGAATCAACGTTCAGTAGATACATTCTTAGGTTTACCATTCAACATAGCATCTTATGGTTTGTTATTAGAAATTATTGCCAAAGAAGTGAATATGGTTCCTGATGAATTGATTGGTAATTTAGGTGATGTTCATTTATACAAGAATCATATTGATCAGGCGAAGGAACAGATGACAAAAGAACCCTACTCACTACCAAAACTAGTAATTAACGATGAATTTTGGAATCCCGACACTAGTTTAGTTGAACAGATTAACGATATTGAGATAACCGATTTTGATATTAGAGATTATCAATCACATCAAAAAATTAAAGCTAAATTATCAAATTAGTAATTAATTATGAAGTATTTTTTTATTTTACCACTTATTTTATTTTTATTTAGTCAATGTATTACTAAAAAAGAAAATATTAATGAAACAAAAAAAACTATTTTCGGTGATCAAAAATTAAAAAATATTCATAATGATTTTATTGAAGACCTTATTGAACATAGGATGTTATCAATAAGTAAGAAACATTTACGTGTTTTAGACTATCAAAGATTAGGATTTGGTTATTGGGGTATAACATATCCAGAAGCTAAAGTAATTGTTATTGATACAACATTTATGGATGAGTCAAAAGAATTATTATATATAGTTGTGTATCATGAATTGGCACATTTTTATTTAGAAGCCAAACATGAAAAATTTTGTAATTTATGTATTATGCAACCAAGAATAGATGAAGAGAGTGCTAAAAAAATCTACAATAATTTTAATTTTCATAAAGAATGGTTATTTGGATCAAATTATTTAACACCTTACTTACTAATAATCGAATTATTTAAATAAAAAATTATTAAAATGAAAAAATTTTTAAAATACCTTAAATGGTTAGAACAAGAAAAAATTAAAATATCAATATATTGTAATACCCCAACTAATTTATTTTAATATGGAAAAAAAACCTGATAATGTTTCAGAAAACCCAAACATATTACCATATGGGTCTAATGTTGGAGCACCAGCGATAAGTATAGAAAATATCGAAGGTTGGAAAAATGTTAGAGTAAAAAAAGTAAACAAACAATTTGAAGATAAATTTTTAGAAATAAAAAAAGAATATGAAAAACTCATTAGTGAATATAAATGGAATGAGTTGGTTTATAAATCAAAGTTTAACTTTGAACCCATTATTGGAAATGTATATAATTTATATTATTCAAGCAATGGAGACATATTTTTGTCTATTATAAACCCAAATGAATGGAATAAAGAATTTATTGGTTCTTTTAAATATAATCACGATAATAAATGGATTAAAATATGAAGAAAGTGAAATTAAAATAATATCTTAATCTTTTTTATTTGCATATTTGACACCCATTATTGTGCCTACTATTGAGAAAGCATTTGTCAACAATATACCAAACATATTTGACCAAGTGGAACCAATTATTTGAGTGTCCTTTCCTGTAAACATAGAGACCATATAAAGTATTGTTGTTGTGACGCCAACACCAATTATAACAAACAAAGCAACTCTAACTATCGTATTAATCAATTCATATTGAGTTTTCTTTTGTAAAACATCTAAATCATTTTCTACATTTTCTTTTGCCTTTTGTACCTCAACTAACGACAACCTTAGTTCTTCATTAACTCTTTCTATTTCTTCTTTAGCTTTTATTAATTCTTTGTTTTGATCCTGAACTTGTTTTGTGATATCTAATCTTTTTTTTCTTTTTTCCTTATCTTTTTCGATACAATCTCTAATGTATATGGAAAACTCATCATCACCACTAGAATCGATTAGTTTTAACATATTACCCTCTAAACCAATACCCGTCTCTTTATATATTTCTAAAAGAGTTTGTTTAGTTTCCTCTCTAACTTCAACCATTATTTATAAATTTTAAATTGACCCTTTCTTTCTTTATATAGGGGGTAATCTTTTTTGAATTCTTCTAATCTTGGTTCTATTTCATCTGACTTTATAATCCAAAACTGTGCACCTGCTTTTAAAGCTCTGGCTTGTTCTTCCTCTTCATCAGATGAAGATATGATTCCAGCAACAACTTCATCACCATACTCGAAATTTAATTTTCTAATTAATTCTATTCCATCAAAAGAAGAACCAATTATATTTAAATCAACAAAAACACATGCAGGTTTTTTAATTTCACCACTAAACCATTTTTTGAATAGTTCTTCCGCATCCTCAGAAGAAGAAACACTATTTAAACTTAGTGTGATATCTAAAAGACTACAAGCGTCCTCAAATACTAAATGGAATAAATCCTCATCATCTACTAATAAAATTGACTCTATCATATTTTTATTTTTATTTTAGTTCCACAAGGTTCTAATTTTTCACAAGAAATAGTAAAACCATGCTCTCTCATTATTGCAATTGTTATATTTAAACCTAATCCTGTACCAGACTCCTTTTGACCTTCCTTTCTTGTATAAGGTTTAGAATACTCCTCAAAATCCTCTTTTGTCATCCCTCTACCATTATCTTCAATAACAATAGTATTATCATCCTCCATATAAATATGAACCATTTTTGATTTACTATCATTATATTTAAGACCATTTCTAATTAAATTATCTATAGCAGTACAAAATAAAGATTCGTTAACATCTTTTGTTGTAAGATCATCAATTTTTACTTGTGATGAATAATTGGTTGTTTTTAAATATTCTTTTAATATTTGACCTAGATTATAATAATTTTTGTCTAGTCTAGCATCTTTTTTAACTAGGTTGGTAAACTCTTTTACTCCTGTGTATACTTTTTGTGCATGTGACAAACCTTCTTCTATTAATTTAAGTGGTGCTTCTA